AGGGCCCGGTTGAGCACGACCTCGGCATCCTCGGCCGGCGCCAACCGGGCCCTGGCCGCAGCGCTCACCTCAGTCTCATCGGCGGCCGCCCAGGCCGATGCGGCAGTTGGCGCGGCGGCGACCGAATCCTCGACGCTGACCACCGCCGTCGGCGCCGATCGCCCTGCGGCGGCCGCGCTGCAGGAAGCGGACGCTCTTGTCGCCGGCATCGGCGCGGACCGGGGCCTGAACACCGCGCTGGCCGAGGCCACGGTACTGACGGCGGCCGCAGGCGCGGACCGCGCGGTGGCCGCGGCACTGACCCAGACGGCAGCGCTGACCGGCCTGGTCGGTAACGACGCCATGATGACGGCGCTGCTTGCGCAGGCCTCGATCGCGACCGCCGGCATCGGCGCCGACCGGCCCCTGGCGGCGGCTGCCACGTCGGCGAGCACGCTGGCCGCCGACGTCGGCATCCAGCAGACGCTGGCCGCGGTGCTGACCCAGACAACCTCGATCAGCGCGGCGGCCAGCCGCGAGGCCGCCGTCGCTGCGGCACTCACTCAGACCGCCGGCCAGGCGGCCACCGTCAGCCGGGACGCCGCACTGGCGGCGGACCTTGTCCAGGCCGACACCGTCACCGCGACGGTCCAGCGCCCCGGGCGCATCACACCGCGGCCGAACACCGGCCTGACACACCGCCCTCAGGGCACCACCCACCGCCCGTTCGCGGGCACCACCACCCGTCCCTAGGAGGGTCTGATGGGCGCACTTGTCCAGGCCACCGCCAACAAGGTCGTCGACTACGTCAACACCGTCGCCAGCTACACCCAGCCCACCTCCCCGCTGAAGCTACGGCTGATGACCGCCAACGGCAGCGCGACCGCGGCCGGCACTGAGGTCACCGGCGGCTCCTATGCCTCCCAGACCATCACCATGGGCTCATCCTCGGCGGGCTCGGCGAGCAACACCAACGCGATTACGTTCTCGGCGATGCCGGCATGCACGGTGGTCGGCGTCGAGATCTGGGACAGCGCCGGCACGCCTGTGCGGCTGTGGTGGGGAGCGGTCACCACCTCCCAGACCTACGCCTCCGGCAACAACGCGACCGTCGCCATCGGCGCCGTGAGCACGACGCTGAGCTGACATGGCGGCCGCACTCGTCACCCCCGAGGAGCTCGCCTCCTGGCTCCAGGAGGACGTCGACACCGCGACAGCCACCCTGCTCATCGCCCAGGCCACTTCCCTGGTCCAGGAGGCCACCGCCCAGACGCTCGTCCAGGTCGTCGGCGACGTGCTCGAGCTGGAAGGCCACGCCGGGGAGTGGCTCGACCTGCCGCAGCGCCCCGTCACCGCCATCACCTCCGTGGTGATCCAGGTCGGCGCCAACGGCCCGACCACCCTGGACCCCGGCGAGTACCAGAAGGTCGGGCATCGGCTGTGGCGCCAGATCGGCTGGCGGTGCTTCAACACGCTGCCGCCCGTCCCCACGATGCCGTGGACCGGGATCCCGTCCTACCCGGCGCCCTCGATCGTCACGATCACCTGCGACCACGGCTACGCCCCCGGCGACGCCCGCCTGGAGCCGGCCCGCACCGCGGTGTTCGCGCTGTGCGCGCAGGCCTACACCAACCCGGGCGGCTCCCGGTCGGTCACCGTCGACGACTACACCGAGACCTACTCCGACGCCTTCGCCGGCATGCAGATGCCCGATTCCACCCGCAAGCTGCTGCGCCGCCGCTACGGCGTGACCGCCACCACGGTGGTGCCGCGATGACCGTCGCAGGACACCTGGCCCGCGGGCGCGCCCGCCACCAGCTGCTGATGCTCGACACCTGCGTCATCACCCGGCCCGGCACCAAGACCTACAACCCGGCCACCCAGGACTACGACATCCCCACCGTCACGGTTTACACCGGGCCGTGCCGGATCGTCGTGTGGCGCGGCAACGAGGAACAGGCCGGCGAGGCGGAAGTCAACGTCTTCCGCTACCGCCTCGACCTGCCGTTCGCCAACACCACCCCGGTCATCCAACGCCGGGACACCGCCACCATCACCGCATCGGTGAACCCGTGGATGGTCGGCAAGGTCATGACGATCACCGAGCCGGAGATCGACACCACTGCCACCGCGCTGCAGGTCATCGGAGAGGTCGCCACCTGATGGACATCTCCGAGCAGACCCAGCAGCTGGCCGCCGACCTGGCCGCCGCGCCCGGCCGGCTGCAGAACCAGGTCCGCCCCGTCGTGTCCAAGGGCGCCCTGAACATCAAGAACGACTGGCGCGGCAGATCCTCCGGACTCGCCCACGCCCCGGCCTACCCCGCCTCCATCGGCTACGACCCCTACGAAGAAGCCGGCTTCATCGGTGCCGAGATCGGCCCGGACAAGAACAAGAGACAGGGCCCGCTGGGCAACATCTTGGAGTTCGGCACCAGCAAGAACGCGCCGCGCCTGGACGGCCAGCAGGCCCTGGCAGCCGAGGAGCCCCGGTTCATCGCCGCCCTGGAGGCGGTCGTCGAGACGGCGACACTGCCGTGACCTCCATCCCGGCCGACTCCGAGCCGCACATCCGCGCCGTGGTCGACGCCCTGTCCACCGCGCTACAGCTGCTGCCCACGCCGATCCACGCCTACCTGGGCACCCGGCCGGACGACGACACCACCTGCGTGGTCGTCCACGGCACCCCGGGCCAGGTGTCCGGATCGCTCGGCGACCGGTATGCCGACATCCAGCTGGATTTCCAGGCCACCGCCGTCGGCACCGGCCCGGAACAGGCGCAGGCCTACGCCGACGCCACGCGCCGGGCGCTACTGGCCGTCCCGCCGCCGGCCGTCACCGGCCGGGCGGTGTGGCCGCTGTGGCAGACCGCCGCGCAGCCCGTCGCCCGCGACGACACCGTCAACCCGGCGTTGTGGATCGCCACCGCGCAGTACGTGATCAAGTCCAACCCCGCATAGGAGAGCCCGACATGGCCCTGCTCGCTGTCCAGACGATGACCACCGCCGGGCTCGCCCCGACCACCAGCTCCGCGGCCGGCGGCGGCGACACCGTCGCCCCGGCCGGCCCGGGCGACGACCGTACGTTCCTGTACGTGAACAACGGGGGCGGCAGCCCGATCAACGTGACCATCGCCGATCCCGGCACCACCCCGGCCGGCAACGCCGGCACCCCGACGGCCGTCGCGGTGGCGAACGGCGCGTTCAAGTTCATCCCGATCCCGACCGGCGCCATCTCGGCCTCCACCGGTCTGGCCTCCATCACCTACAGCGCGGTCACCTCGGTCACCGTCGCGGCCGTGCGGCGGTAGGGCCGTGCCGGTCTACTTCACCCGCGCCCGCCACTCCGAACTCGGCGACGTCGTCATGCCCGCCGAGGCGCTCGAGCACTGCCCGGGCTGGGAGTCCTACGGCGAGCCCTCGACTGACCCGGAGGCTCTGCGCTCCGAGCTCGCCCTGGAGCAGGCGGTCCAGGCCGCCGAACTCGCCTCCGCGGCGCAAACCACCGCGCCTTCGGCCAAGCCGAAGCAGGCGCCGGCCACCGAATCCTCTGCGCCGGTCGGCGCCGAACCCAAGGAGCAGTGACATGTCAGACCTCTTCGTCGACGGCAACGTCAAGGTGAGCTTCGTCCCGACGATCGCGAACATCCACGCGCCGACGACCACCGAGTTGTCCGCCGGCACGTCGCTGGAGACCTACATCACCCCCACCGGGCTGCAGCGCAAAGCCACCACGGCCAGCGTCGACACCTCCAGCGTCGCCTCCACCTTCACCACCACGGTCCCGGGCCGCCGATCGTTCACGATCACGGTGGAATTCAAGCGGCAGACGCCCACCGACGTCGCCTACGCGCTGCTGCCGTTCCGTACCTCCGGCTACCTGGTGATCCGCACCACCCTGGCGTCCTCGACCGCGTTCGCCACCGGACAGACCGTGGAGGTCTACCCGATCACCACCGGCGAGCCGGAGCTGGCGCCGCCGGCGGCCAACGAGGTCGCCAAGTTCATCAGCACGATGATGGTCACTGGTGACCCGGACACCCGCGCGGTCATCGCGTGAGCGCAGCCAAGCAGGCGGCCGCCGCGCCGGCGGCCGCCCCGGACATCGAGTCGGTGCTGGCCGCGGCCAGGCCGCGCGAGACAACCCTGCGCCTGTGCATGGCCGGAGACCTGGGCGCCGAAGCCGACCGGCTGGTCGTGGAACTGGACCGGCTCGGCAACTGGAAGCCTTCCTCGCTGGCCGACGTCGACCCGCGCGCGGCGCTGGCCGCCGAGCTGGACGCGATCATCGAGCAGATGCGCGCCGCCGAAGTGGAGTTCCGGTTCCGGGCGCTGCCTCGCCAGGAGTTCTCCGACCTGATCGCCGCCCACCCGCCGAAGGAGGAGGGCAAGGCCTTCGATCCGGACAGCATGCAGGTGGAGCTGGTCGCCCGGGCCTGCATCAGCCCGGCGATGACGATGGAGCAGTCCGCGGCACTGTTCGACGTCGTCAACGAGACGGGCCGCGACGAGCTGTTCAACGCCGCGTTCGCCGCACAGCGCGCCGGCACCCGCATCCCTACCTCGCGCGCCGCCTCCGTGAATCCCGAGAGCTCCGGCTCGAGGTAGAGGCGGCGCGGGCCTGGTCGACACCGCGGTCGGTGTTCCTGGGCCGCGTCCCGGCCGCCGGCGAGGCGGTGTGGACCGAGGAGGACCGGCAGTGGGCGATCGCTTTGCTCACCGTTGAAGCCGACACCTGCTCCGGGTGCGGCCAGCCGCGGTCGGAGACCACCGTCGCGACTGCGGAGTTCGGCTACGTGGCCGAGGCGATTCGCTGTCACGGCTGCAAGGCAGTGGCCAAGGCCTCCGACGCTTTCGCAGTCCCCGGCGCCGATGCGCGCGGGTTGCTCATCGGCGTGACCCGCCGCGAAGGGAGGTGACGCTGTGAGCAATCGGACCGTCAAGGTCGACCTGGTCGCTGGGACCGTCGGCTACGACACCCCCATCAGGGAGTCGTCGAAGACCACTACAGAGCTGGCGCTGGCGCAGAAGCAGGCCGCGGCGGCGGCGAAGGCCGCCTCGGCTGAGATGGTCAGCGGCGCGCAGGCGACCGCGATCGCGGAGAAGCAGGCTGCCCTGGCCGCCAAGCAGGCGGCCGTTGAGCAGGCCAGTGGCGAGCAGGCCGTCGCCGCGGCTCAGGCTGAGGCCGCGGTGGCGGCCAAGGAGCTGGCGGCGCAGGAGACCGCCTCGGCCAAGGCCGTGAAGGCCGCGCAGAAGGAGTCAACGACTGCGGCTCGGGAGGCCGCCGCGGCCGAGAAGGCACTTCAGAAGGAGCAGGCCGCCACCGCCAAGGGTGAGGCCGACGCTGCCAAGGCGGCCGAGGTCGCGGCGAAGCAGCGCTCGGACGCTTACGCCAACACCGGCAAGAAGATCACCGAGGTGGGCCTGGGCTTGGTGGCGGCGTTCGGCATCGCCGAGAAGGCCACCAGCGACTTCGACAAGTCGATGTCCGGGGTGGCCGCGGTGGCGAACGCGACCGCGCCGGAGATGGACAAGCTGCGTGGCGCCGCCCTGCAGGCCGGCAAGGACACGGCTTTCTCGGCGAAGGAGGCCGCGGACGCGGAGGCCGAGCTCGTCAAGGCCGGCGTCTCGGTCAAGGACGTGCTGTCCGGTGGCCTGACCGGCGCGCTGGGCCTGGCTGCGGCCGGACAGCTGTCCCTGGCCGACGCCGCGACGATCAGCGCGAACGCGATGAACACGTTCAACCTGGCCGGCAAGGACGTCCCGCACATCGCCGACGTCCTGGCCGCCGGGGCGAACAAGTCCGCCGCCGACGTCAAGGACCTGTCGTACGCGATGCAGCAGGGCGGCCTCGTCGCCGCCCAGACGGGGCTGTCCTTCGAGGACACCACCGCGGTCCTGTCCGCTTTCGCCGACCGTGGCCTGAAGGGCGCCGACGCCGGCACGTCGCTGAAGACCATGCTCGAGCGGCTGAACAACCCGACGGTGGCCGCCCGCGACACCATGAACGCCTTGGGCATCGCGGCCTACGACATCCACGGGAAGTTCGTCGGGATCCAGTCGGTGGCCGGCCAGCTGCACGACAAGCTCGGCGGCCTCACCGACGCGCAGCGGAACCAGACTCTGGCCACCATCTTCGGCTCCGACGCGATCCGCTCGGCGACCGTGCTCTACAGCCTGGGCTCGTCCGGCGTGAAGGGCTACACCGACGCCGTCAACGACTCCGGTGCGGCGGGCCGGATGGCCGCCGAGCAGATGAACAACCTGTCCGGCGACCTGCATCAGCTCAAGGGCTCGCTGGACACGGCACTGATCCAGTCCGGCAGCGGCGCGAACGGCGTGCTGCGCGACATGACCCAGGCCGTGACCGGCGCCGTCAACGAATTCGCCTCATTGCCCAAGCCGGTCCAGGAGGCGGCCACCGGATTCGCCGGCGGTGCCGGGTCGGCGCTGCTGCTCGTCGGCGGACTGACCTCCGTGGCCGGCAAGGTCGGCTCGACCCGCAAGACGCTCGAGGAGCTCGCCACAACGGCCGAGGGCGTGAAGGGCGCGCTGGCCAGGGCAGGCTCGTTCATGACCGGCCCGTGGGGCATCGCCATCGCCGGCGCCGCGGCCGTGGCGGGGATCTTCATCTCCAAGATGCACGACAGCAAGATCGAGGTCACCGACTTCACATCGGCGATCAAGGACGACGGGGACGCCCTCGGCGACCACACCGTGGCGATGGTCAGCAGCGAACTGGCCAGCAAGAAACTGTACGACGCCTTCAAGAACCTGGGCGTCAGCCAGGACACCGTCACCCAGGCGGCGATGGGCAGCTCCGATGCGATGGCGCAGCTGACCAAGGCGACCGGCGCGGCGCTGAACTCCACCAAGGACATCCACAAGATGGCCGACCTCGGTGGCGACCTCGCCCAGATTCAGGCGATCAGCGCCGGGCTGCACGATCAGCTCCATGCCCAGCAGCAGGCCACCGCCGCCACCGCGGATGCCACGACGACCACGGCGCAGGCCGCCGCGACCACCGCGCAGGCTGAGCAGCAGTCGAAGAACGCTGCGATGGCCTCGATGCAGCAGGCGGCCGCTATGCGGGCCGTGGGCGATGCCACCGTGGCGAAGAAGGATGCCGACTACGCCGAAGTGGCGGCGGTCAAGTCCAAGACGTCGACCACGGCCGACGACACCACCGTCACCAACGCCGCGACCACGGCGAAGCACGCGCAGGCCTCCGCCGACAAGAGCGCGACCCTGGCTGCCCGCGACGCCGGCAAGGCCGTCAACGACCAGTCCAAGGCCACCGCCGATATGGCCACCGCGCAGGCGGACGCGGCCAAGAAGGCCGCCTCGAACGCCGACGCGAACGTCCAGGCCACCGCGAAGGCCAAGGAGCAGGCCGCCGCCGCCAAGGCGAACGCCGACGCCAACGGCACGGCCGCCGACAAGCACAAGGCCAACGCCGCCGCTGCCAAGGCCAACGCCGACGCGCACGCCGCAGCCGCCGCGGCGAACAAGCTGCAGACGCAGGCCGCGCACGACTCGGCGAAGGCCGTGCGTGACAGCACGACCGCCGACAACGCGGCGACCCGCGCCTCAGACGCCGCCGCGACCGCGGCGGACAAGGCCTCCCGCGCCGACGACGCCAAGGCCAAGGCAGCCGAGGCCAAGCAGAAGGCCACCGACAAGGCGGCCAAGGCCGCCGACGAGGAAGCCGCCGCTCAGCTGGCCGCCGCCCAGGCCGCCCAGGAGGCCGCCGACGAGCACAAGTGGGGGACCGACGCGCTCAAGGGCTGGGCCGACGCGGCCGCGCACGCCTCCGACGGCGCCTACAAGCTCGACGACGCCGTCACCGCCGAAGTCGGCGCGATGAAGGCGGCCAAGGACACAGCCAATGGGCTGCGCGACGCCCTGGACGCCCTCAACGGGGTGCATATCCAGGCCGGCAAGGCCGCCATCGACGTCCAGAACAAGATCCACGACTTGAACAAGACCCTGACAGAGAACGGCAGCACCCTCGACATCACCACCGAAAAGGGTCGCACCAACATGACCGCGGTCCTGGACGTCGATGGCGGCCTTGCCGGC